CTGCTGCTGCGTTAATAGCAGCACCACCAGCAACAACTGTTGCAACAACCATGTCGGTTGCCTCTTCTCTTTCTTCTTCAGTCATATCTGCACCTATGCTGCCAAGGGCTGCGATTGCAGCTCCTGGATTAGTAAACAATTCTTGCGCTAATGCTGCTGGATCTTGTATAAGCTCAACTTGTGCAGCCACTTCTGCTGTAATCACAAGCGCATTGCCATTCTCATCAGCTCTAACTTCTACTGGTGTAGATGCTGGAAGATCTTTATATTCAATTCCTGATGACTGAATTTGTTGTGCAGTAACAGCTTGACCTGACTCTACTGCTTTTTCAATTAATATTGCAGCAACTGCATTTTTTTCTTCTTTATTTAATTCCTTACCAGATTCTGCAGCCCTTTTTGCCTCTTCCAATGCTTTATCTTTTTCGGCCTGAGCAGCTTTTTGCTCAGCTATTTTTTTATCTTCCTCAGCCTTTGCATTCTTTGCTTCTTGCTCTTTAGCAGCCTTTTCTGCAGCTATTTTTTCTTCAGCAGCCTTTTGCTTATCAGCTTCAGCTTTAGCATTTGCTTCTTCTTGTGCTTTCTTTTCTGCCTCTGCCTTTGCTATTGCTTCTTCGTTAGCTTTTTTCT